CATTACCGAAATGCTTAAAGGTATGACTCTTAATGACGCACAAGAAATTAAAAACGTAGAGGTGGTTGAGCAACTTAACTTGCCTCCAGTTAAAATACATTGCTCAGTCTTAGCTGAGGATTCAATTAAGGCTGCAATAAAAGATTATAAATCAAAACAAATATGAATGAAATTAGATTAATCCGACTTACGTCGGGTGAAGAGATATTAGTAAAAATACTCAAAGAAAATGATATTAGTACAACTGTAGAAAATCCAATCCTTTTAATACCAAATAAAGATGCGATAGGTTTTATGCCTTATATGTCATACTGTGACATTGATAATGGTCTTGGTATTAGGAATGAAGATATTATGTTTAATCTTAAACCCACAGAAGAATTAATAAATAATTATAATAATATGACATCTAATGTCGTAACACCGTTAAAACCAAAAATAGTTACATAATCTGTTTACTTTTAATACAATTTATGGTATAATAGTATCATGAATAATACTTTCTATACCAATGCTTTTCGTCATGGAAAAGTAATCAAATATACTGGTTATGAGAATGGTAAGAAAGTAAGTTTTACTATTCCATTTAAACCACATCTATACGTAACATCTTCCAAAAATAAAACTGATTGGCATGCTCTTGACGGAACACGGGTAGAACCAATTCCATTTGGTAGTATGAAAGAAGCTACTGAATTTATAAAACAATATAAAGATGTTCCTAACTTTAAAATATATGGCAATACTAATTATGTTGCTCAATATATTAATGAAGAATTTCCAGGGAATATTCATTGGGACCGTAATATAATTAATGTATCTTCTCTTGATATTGAAGTAAAATTTGGCGAAGGATTTCCTGACCCAGCTATTGCTGATCAAGAAGTAACAGCAATTACAATGAAAAATAATATAGACGATGTTTATTATACATTTGGTTGTGGTGATTATGATGTAGAAAAATCTTTAATGAAAACTCATGAAGTTCGTTATATTAAATGTCAAACTGAAAGAGAGCTACTTCATAAATTTGTATTTCATATGAATCATACTTCCCCAGATGTTCTTACTGGTTGGAATATTGAATTTTTTGATATACCATATCTTGTAAATCGTATAGCAAAAGTTAATGGTGGGAATAAAGAGAAAATGTTATCTCCTTGGAGAATGATTGACAAAAGAGAAATACAACAACCATTCACTACTCAAACCCGTGAAAAATATGAATTAAAAGGTATTACAATTCTTGATTATTTTGCGATATTTAAAAAGTTTGCATTTACTTATGGTCCACAAGAGTCATATAAGTTAGATCACATTGCTAATGTAGTTCTTGGTGAGAAGAAGCTTGACTTCGGTGAAGTATCTGACCTTAACGAATTACATGACACTGATTATCAGAAATTTATTGATTATAATATTAAAGACGTAGAGTTGATTGACAGAATGGAAGATAAGCTTGGTCTTATTACCTTATGTTTAACTATGGCTTATAAAGGTGGTGTTAACTATGATTCAGTTCTAGGGACTGTGGCTATATGGGATTCATTAATCTATAGAGATTTGTACTCTAAAAATATTGCAATACCACAAAATGAAGATTCATTTAAAGGTGCATATGCTGGTGGATATGTTAAAGAACCTCAAATAGGAATGCATGATTGGGTATGTTCATTTGATTTGAACTCACTATATCCTTCAATTATTATGCAATATAATATGTCACCTGAAACTATTCTTTTAAATGATGAAAAGGATGTTAATGTTGAATCTGTTCTTGATGGTAAAATTAAAAATACAGAATACTATACAGCTCTTGCAGTAAATGGTGTTCGCTTTGATACAAAAAAGCCTGGTGTATTTCCACAAATAATTCAAAAAATTTATGATGAACGTGTTGAACATAAACAAAAACAATTAAAAGCTGAGCAAGAATTAGAATTATCTGGTAATAAATCAGAACAATATGATATTGAAAAACGTATAGCAATTTCAAAGAACCAACAGTTAGCTCTTAAGATTCTTCTTAATAGTTTATATGGAGCGATAGGTAATAAATGGTTCAGATATTTTGATATGAGAATTGCTGAAGGTATCACTCTTACAGGCCAAGCAACTATTCAATGGGCAGAAAAATATTTAAATGAATATCTTAATAAGACATTAAATACTGATAAAGATTATGTGGTTGCTATTGATACAGACTCAGTATACGTCACACTCGATGAATTTATTAAACGTTTTAAACCTGAAAATCCTGTTAACTTTTTAGATAAGCTATGTTCTACTTCATTAGAAGAAGCTCTTAAAAAAGCCTTTGATGAATTATATTATTCGCTTGGTGGTTATGAAAACAAAATGGTTATGGGCCGTGAAGTTATAGCTGATCGTGGTATATGGACAGCAAAGAAAAGATATATATTAAACGTACATGACAATGAAGGTGTACGATATGCAAGTCCTAAATTAAAAATTATGGGTATTGAAGCTATTAAATCTTCAACTCCTGCGATATGTCGTCAAGCATTAAAAGAAATATTTAAAAGAATTATTGAAACTGATGAAACAACAGTTCAAAGCGATATACAAAACTTTAAGAAAGTATTCTCTCAAGCATCAGCTGAGGAAGTATCATTTCCTCGTTCTGTTCAGAATATTAAAAAATGGAATGATAAAGAAACCATATATAAAAAAGGTACGCCTATACATGTACGAGGAGCACTTTTACATAATGCTTTAATCGATGAAAATAATCTTCGTAATAAAGTAGAAAAAATACATGGTGGTGACAAAGTTAAGTTTACATATCTTAGAAAACCAAATCCCATAAAGGAGAATGTCATATCATTTATTGATTTTCTTCCAAAACAATTTAAACTTGAGGACTATATAGATTATAATCTTCAATTCGAAAAAACATTTTTAGGTGCAATAGAACCTGTCTTAACCGCAGTTGGATGGGAAAGTGAGAAAAAAATAACTTTAGATTCTTTTTTCACATAGCTATTTACATTTAATATAAACTATGGTATAATATAACAAATGGAGAAATTATGAGTGCAGATTGGGTAAACGATATTAATCGTATGCAAAACAAATATGGTGTAAGAGAATGGGTTAACCATGCTACACCATTTCAACTTAAAAAATATCTAGAATTCCGATTAAAATTTATTAAAGAGGAATATGATGAAACACGAGAAGCTATTATTATGGAAGATTCTGAAGAGATTGTTGATGGTCTTATTGATATTTGTGTTGTTGCTATTGGAACTTTAGATGCAATGGGTGTTAACGCACATACAGCATGGGATAATGTTTTTGAAGCTAATATGACAAAAGAAGTTGGTGTGAAAGAATCACGTCCAAATCCATTAGGTATACCAGATTTAATTAAACCGGAAGGTTGGACAGCACCAAGTCATGAAAATAATCATGGCATTATTCCAACAGCATTTGAACCAGATGTTGATGAAGAATTAGAAGAACTTATTGCAGAAAATATAAAAAAGAAAGCTATGGAAGCTAATGTAGCTAGAACTGAAATTTCTGGTAAATATAATACTAAATGGACACCAGACGCAGTGGAGAAATATAATGCCTAAACAATCTTGGAATGATTTTATATTTTCTAAAACACATACTTATGATTTATGGCTACAAAGATATAAAGGTAAAACTGTTCATGACCTTACTGTTAATGAACATACTAAATTTTCAACAGAATATAAAAGATGGAAACAGGGAAACATTGAGAAAGTAACTTGAATTATTCACTTACATTATTTAAATCAATATTTGATAATAAAACTCATAAGCGTATAGACTTTAGTTCTTATGCAAAATTTGAACAATTATTATTTGATTTGTCTAGACAAAAACGTCCAGATAAAAAATCAGCACCATTAATAAGTCCTGCTATATACACAGAAGATACTACAAGAGCTAACGATAATGTTATTGGTTGGGCCGGTTGGTGTGCTGTAGACATAGATGAACATAATTTTTCTAATCCAATTGAAAAAGATATCCTTGAACATTATGGAAAATGGAATCATATATGTTATTCAACAGCATCATCTACTAGAAAAAAACCAAAATTCAGAATGGTTTTTCCATTATCTAAAGATGTTCCAAAAGATTCAATTAAACATTTTTGGTATGCTCTCAATAAAGAGTTAGGAGATGTAGGTGACCCCCAAACAAAAGATTTGTCTAGGATGTATTAT